AACACCTCACCGAAATGAAGCCGGGCGAGACCCTGCACCTCCGCAGCGGCCGCGACCTCGAGCTCGAGAGCGTCACCCCTGTCACCTGCGGCGTGATGCTCACCTTCAACGTCACCGAAAGAAAGGAGCACAACAATGAGCGATAAGACCACCGCGGCCCTCGCTGCCGAGCAGGCAGACACAGAGGCCACCACCACGCAGGAGGCCGAGCTGCTGCCTGCTGCCACGCTGGACGAGCTGGAGCAGGTCGACCTCGGCACCGTCGCAGAGGGCGAGCGCGCCCCGTTCCGCATCACCGACGACCGCTGTGCCGACTGGGCCATCCGCAAGATCGCCGACGAGCGCAGCGAGTACGACCGCCTGAAGGCACTGGCCGACGAGCAGATCGCGGCCATCAACGAGAAAGTAGACGCCGCCCGCAAGCGCATGGAGAACGGCACCTCGTACCTCACGAGCTGTCTGGCCGACTTCTTCGCCACCGTACCCCACAAGGAGACCAAGACGACGGAGAAGTACCGCCTCCTCTCCGGCACCCTGACCTTCAAGAAGGGCACCACCAAGACCAAGCTCGACGAGACCAAGCTGGTGCCGTGGCTCAAGGCCAACGGCTACGGCGAGCTCGTAAAGGTCGAGGAGTCGACCCGCTGGGCCGATCTGAAGAAGCTGCTCAGCTACACCGGCGACATCGCAACCCTGACCGAGACCGGTGAGATCGTGGAGGGCGTCACCGTCTACGAGACCCCGGGCATCTTCACAGTCGACGTGTAAGGAGGCACCGACATGGCAGAAACCAAGAAAACCGAGGCGGCCGCTGCTGCGGCCCCTCCTGAAGCCGCCTGCCTGACGCTCCGGCAGAAGCTCGTCGAAATGCGGAAAGCCTGCCCGGAGATCGTAAAGAAGCAGCACAGCGACGGCGTCAGCTACAAGTACGCCAAGATCTACGACGTGTGGGAGAAGATCACCCCCATAATGAACGAGCTCGGCGTCGACTTCGACGTCATCAGCGAGCAGGCCACCCGCCACGCCGAGAACGGCGACCCGGTCTACTGGATCACCATGCAGACCAAGACCCGCAACGGCGACAAGCTCATGTTCCTCTACGAGGCCGACCTGACGATCCGCTGGCTGAACCTCGACAACGACGACGAGACCATCGAGGCCACCGTCCACGCCGTCGGCTGGAACGATGACCCCGCCAAGGCCAAGGGCGCGGCCCACACCTACGCCCTGAAATACTACCTTTTCGAGAAGTTCACCGTCGACCAAGGCGAGGACGACCCCGACAACAGTGACTTCGGCGCGCAGGGTAAAGGATCCGGCGCTGGAGGGCGCCAGCAGGCCGCACAGGGCCGTCAGGGGCAGGGCTCCGGCCGTCTGAGCGACGCGCAGCTCGCGCGCCTCTACAAGAAGGCAGAGGCCGCAGGAATGACCAAGGAGCGCACCAACGCCCGGATCGTGGAGAAGTACAAAAAGCAGGATCCGGCCACCCTGACCCGCCAAGAGTACGACGAGATCTGCACGTCCCTCGACAATGCGGCCGCACAGCATAACCAGCAAGGAGGAAATGCCTAATGTATAACCACACCGGCCTCCAAGGCCGCCTCACCGCCGACCCTGAGCTCAGGTACACGCAGCAGGGCACGGCGATCACCAGTTTCACCCTCGCCAGCGATACCGGCCGCAAGACCAAGGACGGCAAGAAGATCACCAACTTCATCGAGTGCGTCGCATGGCGCGCGCAGGCCGAGTTCGTCTGCAAGTACCTGAGCAAGGGCCGCCTCGTCCTCGTCGAGGGCGAGCTCACCAGCCGCAGCTACGAGGACAAGGACGGCAACCGCCGCAAGGCCGTCGAGATCACGGTCGACTCCGTCCACTTCTGCGACAGCAAGAAGGACGGCGGCCAGAGCTCCGGCAGCGACTTCGCCGATCCGGGCTACTCCGAGGGCTCTGGCGACTTCACGGAGATCGAGGACAATGGCGACCTTCCCTTTTAACCTGACCGCCGGACGACCGGCAGACGACCGAAAACAGGCCACAAACCAACGACCACAGAAAGGAGGTGACGACCGTGGCATGGCTGCAAGTGCATCAGACACTCAAGGATCACCGCAAACTGTTCGACGCTGCTGACCAGCTCGAAGTCGAGCCCCCGCACATGATGGGGCTGCTCGTCTCGTTCTGGCTGTGGGCCCTCGACAACGCCCCGCCCGGCAGCCTCTCGGACATCACGCCGCGCATGATCTCGCGGGCAGCTCAGTGGGACGGAGACCCCGAAAAACTGGCGAAAACGCTAATCCGGGCGGGCTGGATCGACGAAAAAGAGGACGGGACGCTCGAGATCCACGACTGGTACGAGTATGCCGGCAAGCTGATCGACCAGCGGCAAGCCGAGAAAGAGCGTTCCCGTAGCCGCCGGGCTGCTGCTGCGGCGTCTGCCGACGCCTCGCCGGACGACCCGACGCCGACCGCCGGACGACCGGCAAACGGCCGCAAGAAAGCCGGAGGCAGAGTAGACCAGAGTAGAGAAGATAAGACAAGAGAAGGTAATACCCCCCCTACCCCCTCTGACGAGGGGAATGACGGCGGCACAAAGTCGCTCGTCGAGGTCAGATTTCTCGAGTTCTGGAAAGCCTACCCGAAAAAGACCGGCAAGCAGTACGCTCTGAAGGCGTGGAACAAGATCAAGCCCACCGCTGAGCTCCACGAGAGGATCATGCAGGCGGTCGACGCTCAGAAGCGGAGCGACCAGTGGCGCCGGGAGAACGGGCGCTACATACCGAACCCGAGCACATGGCTCAACGGCGGCTACTGGGATAACGAGGAGGTGAACGAAGGTGCAGAAAATCAGCGAGATCCTGAGCAGCCCGACAGCTCCGGCCGAGACTGGGGCAAGGGCTTCAAGCCGGCCGACGACGAGTGACCCCGGCAACTGGATCTGGAGCAACGACGAGCGCCTCGCCGGCCGTCCCGGAGTCCCCGAGCCCGTTCCCTGCGAGTTCTGCGGCGCCCTGCGCTACCACAAGGGCATCCCACTCGGCGACCGCATCCTCTGGCCTCCCTATGGAGCCGAGCGATGCACCTGTCCCGAGGCCGTGGCTGCCTACGAGAAGGAAAAGGCAGAGCGCGAAGCTGCTGAGGCCGCAGCCGCCAAGGCTGAGGAGGAGAAGAAAATGCGGGAACGCATCAAGCGCATCGTCGGCGAGTCCGGCATGGGCGACCGTTTCCTGCGGCGCACCTTCTCCACCTTCCAGCTCACCGACGACAACAAGCGCGCAGCGGCAGCCGCCCGGCGCTACGCCGAAGGCTTCGACGCCATGCTGCCGCAGCCCGGCCGTCAGGAGCCCGGCCGCAACGGCCTGTTTATCGCTGGCCCGCCGGGCACCGGCAAGACCCACCTCGCCGCTGCCATCGCCAACCACCTGATCGCGCAGGGCAAGCCGGTCATCTGCATGACGATGATCGACCTGCTGGAGCGTATCAAGCGCACCTACTCCGCGACCGGCGGCAGCGAGAGCGACGTCCTGAAGATCTACAAGACCGTCCCGCTCCTCGTGATCGACGACATCGGCAAGGAGCCGCCGACAGAGTGGGCGATCTCCACGGTCTACAACATCATCAACGGCCGCTATGAGGCATACCTGCCGACCATAGTGACCACCAACTACGACACCGAGGCCCTGATCGACCGCATGACGCCGCGAGAAAGCCGCGACAGCATGACGGCCCGGGCCACCATCGACCGGCTCATGGAAATGTGCAGGGGCATCACCCTCACCGGCCAGAGCTGGCGCTCACGATAGGAGGAACAACATGAAAAAGGTTTACATCTGCTCCCCGTGCCGCGGGGACTACGAGAACAACATCCAGCGCGCCAAGGAGTACAGCCGCGCGGCTGTGGAGAAGGGCGTCATCCCCGTCACCCCGCACATCTATCTCACGCAGTTCATGGACGACAATGTCCCCGAGGAGCGTGAGCTGGCCCTGAAGATTGGCAGCGAGCTGGTGCTCGGCTGCTCCGAGCTGTGGGCCTTCGGCATTGACCACCCCTCTGCCGGCATGACTGCGGAGATCGAGCTCGCCAAGGCGCACGGCATCCCCGTCCGCAACGGCTTCGAGGCCATCAGCGAGCTGAAGCCTGACGAGGAGCCCGAAAGCGACGAGGAGGACAAGCCTGACATCGGCAGCGTCACGCTGCACTTGCCCGCCTTCAGGGCGATGGCCGTCTGCAACCAGCACCTCGACCACGGCCCTCTCAGCATCGAGCTGGATGGCAGCGTCATCCTCGAGCTCGCCGACCGCCTGATCTCCGATCCGGGCGTCCACATCGAGATCGGAGGCTGAACGCCGTGACGAAGTACGACCCGAGAAAGAACGCGGAGGGCTACAACGACCCGACGCCCTACGCAGCCGAAAAACACATGATGGCGCAGATCCGCGGCAAGCAGGCCAGAGTCGCCGGCGGCTACTTCGAGAATATCATCTCGGCCTCGTGCGACTACTACCTCAGCCGCGGCCTCGCCAAGATTGAAAAGACGCCGGAGCCCATGAAGCCCCTCGGCGCTAAGAACCGCAAGGGCCAGTTCCTCGCCTGCTACACCAAGCAGGCCCAGCCGGACTATGGCGGCACCCTGAAGGGCGGCCGGAGCATATACTTCGAGGCCAAGCACACCGACGACGAGCGCATCGAGCAGCGCCGGCTCACCCAAGAGCAGCAGGACGACCTCGAGGCCCATCACAAGCTCGGCGCCATCGCCTTCGTGCTCGTCTCCGTGAGCCTGACGGACTTCTACCGCGTGCCGTGGCCCGTCTGGCGTGATATGGCCGAGATTTACGGCCGCAAGTACATGACGCACGCAGAGCTCTCCCGCTACGAGGTGCCGGCGACGGCCGGCTTCATCAAGTTCCTGCACGGCATCGAGTCGGAAGTGCCCGGAAAGGAGGCAACAACGTGATCCCGTTCCCGGATAAGAAATACAGCATCATCTACGCCGACCCGCCGTGGAGTTACAGCGACAGCGGATGCTCGGGCGCGGCTGCCGCGCAGTACGCGACCATGAGCATCAACGAGCTGAAGCAGCTCCCCGTCAACCCTGCGGGGGGGGTATAGCTGCTGACGACTGTGTGCTCTTTATGTGGGCCACATACCCGAAGATGCAGGAGGCCATCGACCTGATCGAGGCGTGGGGCTTCAAATACAAGTCGATCGCCTTCCAGTGGATCAAGCAGAACCGCAGCGGAAACGGCTACTTTTTCGGCCTCGGCCGCTGGACTCGAGGTAATACCGAGCCCTGTCTGATCGCTATCAAAGGCAAGCCGAAGCGCATCAGCGCCGGCGTCGGTCAGCTCGTATTCTCGCCGCTGCGCAGGCACAGCCAGAAGCCCGCCGAAGTGCGCGACAAGATCGTCGAGCTGATGGGAGACCTGCCCCGCATCGAGCTTTTCGCCCGAGAAGCCGCCCCGGGATGGGACGCGTGGGGCAACGAAGCGCCGACGCCTGAAGTCAAGGACGTGCCAGCCGACAGCGTCGAGCTGGCCGGAAAGGAGGAAACGCATGAACCAGACAACCAAAGAGACCCGGCGCCGCAGCTATGACGCCGTACTACCCAAGCGGGCCGCCCGCTGCCGCCTGATCCTCGAGACCCTCGGCAACCGTGAGCTCACGGCCAGCGAGATCACCGAGGAGCTCGTCGCAGCCGGCCGGATCCCGTACTTCAACCGCAACTACGTCGCCCCGCGGCTAACGGAGCTGAAGGAGATCGGGATCCTCACAACGGTCGGCCGCCGCAAGGCCACCCGCTCAGACGCTACCGAGGCCGTATGGGCCAGAGCAGAGCCTTCAGGCCCCACAGGCCAGACGGCCGCAGCCTACGCAGACAACCCGACCGAGGCCGAGCAGATGACGTTCGGATCGGCCACCTGAGAGAAAGGAGAAACCCCATGAACGAACAGAACCAGCGCGACAGCATCATGTCGATGGCCAGCGGCGCCTTCGAGGAGCGCGTCGACTATGAGATGGACAAGGTGATCCAGAACATACTCGACCCCAACACGAAGGCCACGGCCAAGCGCAAGATCACCCTCACCATCGAGCTGACCCCGGACGACGAACGCCGCACCATCGGCGTCTCCGTGACGGCCAAGTCTACGCTCGCGGCCACCAACCCCGTCGCCACGGCCCTCTATGTCACCTCTGACGGCAACGGCGAGCTCGTCGTCGCCGAGATGGTGCCGCAGGTGCCCGGCCAAATGAACATGGACGGCACGCAGCAGGAGGCCCCGAAGCTCCTGAAGCTCGTCCAGCACGCATAACAACCCACAACACAGAACAAGGAGGACAACACAATGCTCGCAAAAATGATCGACAAAATCGTCAGCCTGAAGGAGACCAAGATCTTCGAGATCGGCGGCCAGACCTACGCCGACGCATCCCTCACCCGCATCCCGCCACACGTCGACCGCCCCGACTGCATCAGCGTCAGCGGCCTCGATAGCATCTGCAAGCTGATCCGCACCGAGCTCGAGAAGGTCGGCACGACCATCATGGTGCAGGTCAAGAGCAACGACACCGTCGAGGTGATGACCACCTACCTGAGCGACTTCTCCCGCAACACGCTCTACCGCGCCAAGGCTGACGCCCCGGGCCTGTACACCGGCTTCAGAGGACGCGAGGTAGCTCTGATCGAGCTGCGGAGCCTCTGCATCCCTAACGAGGGCACGGCCTACCTGCTCGACCTGCTGAGTCGTATGACCAACGAGAACAGCGTCAGCACCAACGACAACGGCGTCACGCAGACCGTCGAGGCCCGTCAGGGCGTCGCCCTCAACGCGCTCGTCGAGATCAAGCCCCGCGTCATGCTGCGGCCGTTCCGCACCTTCCTCGAGGTGGAACAGCCCGAGAGCGAGTTTCTGCTGCGCGTGGATCCCGACGAGGGGATCGGCTTCTTCGAGGCCGACGGCGGCATCTGGAAGCTCGAGGCCAAGAAGAACATCGCCGACTACTTCCTGAAGAACATGGGCGATCTGATCGACGCCGGCAAGGTCGTCGTCATGCAGTAAATGGAGCGCCGGGCGGGCTCCGGCCCGCTCGGCTTTTCTGAAAGGAGCAGCACCGTGAAAGAATACGAAACCCTCACCCGTGAGAAGGTCGACGTCGTGCCCTTCGGCTGCGGTATGCCGGAGACCCACCTGATGCAGGACTGGAGCGACAGGATGCTCGACCTGATCCTGAACGGGCCCACCATCAACGGCATCAAGAAGGACGAAGTGCGGGCCATGCTGCGCGAGACCTACACGGCCCTGAAGCAGTACGAGAAGATCGGCCCGATGGCCTCGCCCTTCATCAACGACCCGACGGCCATCGTGGCCCGGGCCTTCTCTGAGCTCTACCCCGGCGTCGAGTACGTCGCGCAGTACGTCCCCGACCTGCGGGACGAGACCAACGGCACCGCCTACGGCCTGACCATCTTTCCCGACGACGGCAGCACGCCGATCGTCTGCATCTCGGCCGAGGCGCCCATCAGCGCCGCCCCTGAGCTGCTGGCGCACGAGCTGGCCCACGTCGCCACCCCGGAGGACACAGAGCACGGCGAGAGCTGGAGCGCAGCGTCGGAGGCCATATTCAAGAAGTACAACGAGCTCCTCGGCACCATGATCCCAGACGAGCCTGAGCCCATCCTCTCGCCCCACCAGCCCGGAGACGGCGGGATCCTCACCATGCCGTTGCGCGATAACGTCCCGGAGCCTCCGACGGACGACTGGCAGCCCACCACCTGCCCCGTCTGTGGCGCTGAGCGCTGGCAGACAGACACGGCCCGCCGGATCCTCGCACTGGAACCCGACGTCCGAACCGCCTGCACAGCCTGCGCGCTGAAGGGGCTCGGAAAATAATACTGGAGGTAATACATGAACAACGAAAGAAACAACACGACGGCCGGCGGGATCGGCTTCTGCGGCCTTCTCGCCGTCGCCTTCATCGTCCTGAAGCTCACCGGCGTCATCAACTGGAGCTGGCTGTGGGTACTGGCCCCGATCTGGATCCCGACCGCCATCACCCTCGCCATCATCGTGATCGTGCTCGTGACCATACTGGTCAGAGAGCTGACGAAGGGAGGCCGCCCGTGATGACCACGGAGGAACGCCGGGCCCTGCTGGATCGTGCGATCACGGCCTACGGCGCGCCGGCACAAATGGACATGGCCGTCGAGGAGATGGCCGAGCTGACCAAAGCCCTCTGCAAGGTGAAGCGCGTGAGCTGCGCCGCAGAGGCCAAGGCTGCGCTCGAGAACGCGGTCGAGGAGATGGCAGACGTCCAGATCATGCTTGACCAGCTCCGCATCATCTTCCACCGATCCACCGAGGAGGTCGAGGAGGCGAAACTGGAACGGCTGAAAAACCGTCTTGACGGCCGAAACAACTGGCAGGGCTCCAGCCTCCACAAGTGGATCGAGAAACAATTCTCCACAGGAGGTGACGGCCATGAATAAACCGCAGCCGCAGACCGGCCCCGAGATCGAGGAGTACAGCACCACGGCCACGCCGAAGGCATACGCCGGCAGCGTCCCCGTGTTCTGTGCACACGACGCCATCGTCCCGCTGAAGGATCTGCGGCCTAACCCCAAGAACCCCAACCAGCACCCGCCGGAGCAGATCAAGCTCCTCGCCTCTATCATCCGGGCGACCGGCTGGCGTGCTCCGATCACCGTCAGCAAGCGCAGCGGGCTCGTCACCAAGGGCCACGGCCGTCTCATGGCCGCACAGCTCGACGACCTGACCGACGCCCCGGTCGACTATCAGGACTACGCCAGCGAGTCCGAGGAGCTGGCCGATTTGACGGCAGACAACCGCATCGCGGAGCTCGCCACAACTGACAACAAGATGCTCGCCGAGGTTTTCGCCGACATCGACACCGGCGAGATCCCGTTCATGCTCAGCGGCTACACCGAGGACGACTACGGCAACATCGTGACGGCGCTCTCTGAGGCGCTGCACACCAAGGAGCCGAGCAGCGACCCCGACGCCGAGATCCCGGCCCCGGCCGCGCCGGTCACACAGTACGGCGACCTCTGGATCCTCGGCCGGCACCGCGTCCTCTGCGGAGACTGCACCCGGCCGGAGGATCGCGCCCTGCTGCTCGACGGCAACAAGCCCGAGATCCTGCTGACCGACCCGCCATACTGCTCAGGCGGCAGCAAGGAGTCGCAGAAGTCGACCGGCAGCATCGGCACCGAGAGAAAGAACGGCAAGGCACCGAAGATCGCCAACGACATCCTCAGCACACGCGGCTACCAAAACCTGATCCGCGGCGCACTCACCGACATCCCCTGCCTCTACGCCTACATCTTCACCGACTGGCGTATGTGGGTATATCTGTTCGACCTCGTCGAGGCTGCCGGCTTCGGCGTCAAGTCTGAGATCGTATGGGACAAGGGCACGCCGGGCATGGGCGTCGGCTGGCGCTCGCAGCATGAGCTCATTCTGTTCGGCGCCAAGGCCGCCACCCACTTCGACGGCCACAAGGGCTACGGCAACGTCCTGAGCATCTCCCGCTCCGGGAATGAGCTGCACCCCACGCAGAAGCCCGTCGAGCTGCTGGAGAAGCTGGTCGACAACACGGACTTCGCCACGGGCGTCTATGATCCCTTCGGCGGCTCCGGCACGACGCTGGCCGCCTGCGAGGCATACGGGCAGCCCTCCTACATCATGGAGCTGACGCCCGCCTTCACGGACGTGATCGTCAAGAGGTACATCAGAATAACAGGAAAGACAACCGTGCGCTGCGTCCGTCAAGGCCGAGAGCTACCGCGCGAGGAGATCGCCGCGATCTTCGAGCCTGACGAGGAAGGAGGTGAGCAGGAGTGACGCCCTGACATAATGAGCGAGAAGCCGATCACACAACGGATCAAGGACAGGCTCGCGGCCTACACCGCCATGCTGAGGGACATCGACAACCAGCTCGAACGCCTCGACCGCATGGAGATGACGATGGCCTCACCGCCCGGCCCTGATCTGACAGGTATGCCACGCGGATCCGGCACACCATCCGACCGCACCGGCATGATGGTGGAGCGGAAAATGGAGCTCGAGGAACAGATCGACCGGCTCAAGGCTGAGGAGAAGCAGGAGCGCAACGCCATCGAGGGCCTGATCCTCCAGCTCTCCGACCCCGACGAGCGCGCCGTCATCCGGCTGCGCTACTTCGACCGGGCTGACTGGGAGAGCGCCTGCGGCGTCCTGTTCGGTGATCGGCGGGACTACGTCGACAGAGTGGACGCCTACCAGAACAGGACATACAAGATCCACGGCCGCGCCCTGCTCAACCTCGCCGCCGTGCTGGACGAGCTGGAGCCCATGCCTGAGCTGCGGCAGTAAAACGCAGTAAAAGGAACAAAAGGGAAGTAAAAGGAATTGAAAAGCAGTAGCGACCCGTGCTATTCTATATCCTGCAAAAGACCGCCGGACACACGGGCAACGCCGTGGCAATTCCGAGCGGCTGACCAGAGGAAAAACGAATAACAACCGACGGCAAGAGGCCGACGGGCGAACCAACGCCCGCCGGTCTCTTTTTGCATATTCAGGAGGTGACAACAACGGCAAAGGCAACCATCACCATGCAGGTCGAAAACTTCCAAAAGCTCATGGACACCGTCGCGCAGATCGACGAGCAGGGCCGCAAGGCCGTGAAGGCCACCGTCCGCGACGTCAAGGCCAGAGCGCCGAGCTGGATCGCTCAGGAAGTCACATCGGTCTACAACATCAAGAAGGGCGAGATCACCCCGTCCGGCAAGAACAGCAGCAAGCCGAAGAAGATGGCGGGCAGCGTCAGCGTCTCAGGTGAGACCATCGAGGAGCTGACCATCACCTATTCCGGCCGGCTGCTCACTCCCGTGCACTTCGGCATGACGCCCAAGACCGCACCGCCGGGCAAGAGCTACACGCTGCGGATGCAGGTGGTCAAGGGGCAGAAGAAGGTCATCGGCCGCTACCTGAACACTCGCACCCCGGGCGGCCCGTACTCCGAGCGATCGCACAATATCCTCATGGGGACGGGCAACACCAAGGCCGGCGGCGTCAGCGCCATTCCATTCCAGCGAATGAGCAGGACGCGCACCGACATCAAGAAGTTCACAACCATCTCGGTGCCCTCCATGATAACCAGCGAGCGCACCAATGAGAAGATAATGACCCGACTCCAAGAGGAGACGGCCAAGCGCCTCCAGCACAACCTCGACCGAGCCCTCGGGAAATAGCCCACAGCGGCCCACAGGGCGCAACACCACGGCGCCCGACACCGAGCCCGGCCAACACCGCCAGACGCGCACAGAGCGCAGCGCAGCGCCTCACAGACGCCTCCACGCGCACAGCGACGCGCCGAAGGTACTGTGACGGCCCGCTCTGGCCTGCGGTGCTGGCGAGCCCAAAAAACGCGCAGCCGGGGAAAATTTTTTTCGGGCCGTTTCGTTTCGCCCGAGCGGCAGAAAGGAGGGAACGCCATGCCGAACCCAACCAACAACAAGCTCGTCGACAGCAAGACCATCGCGGCCCTGTTCGACATGACGCCCCGCCGAGTGCAGCAGCTCACCAAGGAGGGCGTCATCGCCGCGGTCAAGGAAGGCAACGCCAACCGCTACGACCTGCTGCCGACGATCCAGAGGTACATCCGATACCTGACGGCCAAGGCCAACGGCCGGGAGCCGTCGAAGAAGGACAGCGAGATCGAGGGCCGACGTCTGGAGGCTGAGGCTGACCTCAAGCGCAGCAAGGCAGACATCGCCGCCCTCCAGCTCAGTGAGCTCGAGGGCACCATGCACCGCAGCGAGGACGTCGAGGCTGTGATGACCGACCTCGTCTACAATATCAGGTCGATGCTCGTGGCCCTGCCGGGCCGTCTGGCCGTCGACGTCACCGGCGCAGCAACACCCGCCGAGGCGTCTGAGATCATCCGCACAGAGGTCTACAAGATCCTGACGGAGCTGGCCGGTTATAAATACGATCCCGAGGTGTACGCCCGGCGAGTAAGGGATCGGGAAGGCTGGAGCGAGCAGCTCGCCGATGACGCGGACGACTAAAAAAGCCGCCGCGAAGCTCAATACCGCCATCGCCGGAGCGCTCAAACGCTTCGCCCCGCCTGAGAGCCTGACCGTGGACGAGTGGGCCGACAAGCACCGACGCCTCTCCCCGGAAAGCTCAGCCGAGGCCGGCCCGTGGCGTACCAAGCGCACCCCGTACCTCGAGGAGCCCATGCGGGCCTTTACGGATCCGAAGGTGCACAAAATAGTCATGGTGGCCGCCTCTCAGGTCGGCAAGTCTGAGCTCGAGCTCAACATCATCGGCTACATCATCGACCAAGACCCCGGCAGCATCCTCTACGTCCACCCGACCATCGACGACGCCCGGAAGTTCAGCCGCCTCCGCGTGGCCCCTATGATCCGCGACAGCAAACCCCTGAAGGCGAAGGTGCACGACGTCAAGGCCAAGGACAGCGGCAACACGATCCTCCAGAAGTCGTTCCCGGGCGGGATGCTCACCCTGACCGGCTCCAACAGTGCCTCGGCTCTGGCCTCCACGCCTGCCCGCTATATCATCGGCGACGAGCGCGACCGCTGGGCGACCAGCGCCGGCACCGAGGGCGACCCGTGGGCGCTGGCCGAAGCACGTCAGGCCACATTCTACAACGCCAAGGCGGTCGAGGTCTCGACCCCGACCATCAAGGGCAACAGCAACATCGAGACGAGTTTCTACCAAGGCACGCAGGAACGCTGGTGCCACCGCTGCCCCGAGTGTGGGGAGTACAGCGAGATCGTGTTCGACAATATCCACTTCGACCCGGAGGCCAAGAGGATCCGCGGGAAAAAGTCGTGGAGCCTCAAGAGCGGCGTCTCGTGGAGCTGCCCGGCCTGCGGCTGCCTGATCCCCGAGGACGTCATGCGAAAGCAGCCGGCCAAGTGGATCGCAGACAACCCGGACGCCTACAAAAAGGGCGTCCGTTCTTTTTGGCTCAATGCCTTCTCGAGCCCGTGGACTCCGTGGGAGAAGATCGTCCTCAAGTTCCTCGACGCCAAGGATGACCCGCAGCGCCTCAAGGTCGTCTACAACACCCTGCTCGGCCAACTGTGGGAAGATCGCGGCGACCTCGAGGATGAGGACACCATGCTCGCCCGCCGTGAGGACTACGGCACTCGCCCGGACGGCACCCCTGTGGAGCTGCCTGACGGCGTGCTCGTGCTGACCTGCGGCGTCGACACTCAGGACAACCGCCTCGAATACGAGGTAGTCGGTCACGGGAAGTATGGCGAGACGTGGGGCATCGTCAAGGGCTACATCATGGGCCGGCCGGACGCCCCGGAGGTCTGGCAGCGGCTCGACGACGTGGTCGACCACGTCTACAAGTTCAAAAACGGCCGCGGCCTGAAGATCTCCATCACCTGCGTCGACTCCGGCGGCCACTTCACCCAAGAGGTCTATGAGGCGTGCCGGGCCCGCGTCGGCAAGCGCGTCTTTGCCATCAAGGGCAAGGGCGGCGACGGCATCCCCTTCGTCTCGCCCCCGAGCAAGGTGCCGATCCGCGACAACAAGCGGATCACCTGCTGGCTCTACACCATCGGCGTCGACGCCGGCAAGGCGACGATCATGGCTAATCTGAAGGTGCAGGAGCCCGGGCCAAAATACTGCCATTTCAACCGGCACCCCGACGCCGGTTATGACCTCAATTTCTTCAACGGGCTCCTCTCCGAGAAGCTGGTGCTCACGCACACGCGCCGCGGCGACCGCTGGGCGTGGGAGAAGCTGCCCGGGCACAACCGCAACGAGGCCCTCGACTGCCGCGACTACGCCAACGCTGGCCTCAAGATCATCAACCCCGACATGGACGCCATCGAGCGCCGCCTGCAAGGGCTGGAGGAAAAACCGAAGGCCCCGCAACAGCGACGGCAGCGGCAACGGCACAACCGGGCCGACGCCTTCGACGACTGGTAAGGAGGACACACCACAATGAGAAAGACTCGCGAACAAATCGAGTACCAGCTCTCCATCAAGAGGAACCGGCTGGAGCTCTACCTGAAGCGAGAGGCCGAGATGCTGGACGGAGGCGTCCAGAGCTACGGCATCGGCTCGCGCAATCTGGCCCGCTACAACACCGACCTCGGATCCATCCGGGCCGCCATCAAACAGCTCGAGGCAGACATCGAAGCCCTCGAGGCCGCACTGAACGGCGAGAAGCCGCGAAAAGCTGTGGGAGTAGTGCCCCGAGACTGGTGAAAGAAGCCCCGAAAGGGGCTTTTTTCATAGGCCGACGCCGGGAGTTTTCGCTCCTTTTCTCCCGACTCGGCCATCTTCACCATGAAGGAGGTGAGCACCATCAGCAAAAGAAAAAGCAGAAGCCGCCCACAGAACAGGCGGCAGCAGCCGCGCCCTGTGAATAAGGGCTACGGCGACGCCGGCGCGAGCTGGCACAAGAAGGCGACCAAGGGCTTCAGAGCTATGAGCGGCAGCCCGAAGGAGGACATCGACGCCAACAACTACACCCTGCGGCAGCGTGCCCGGATGCTTTATATGGCGGCCCCGATCGCCACCTCTGCCATCCGCACCAACCGCACCAACGTCGTCGGCATCGGCCTCCAGCTCAAGAGTCGGATCGACCGCGAGGCGCTCGGCATGACGCAGGAGGCCGCCGACGCATGGCAGGCTCAGGCCGAGCGTGAGTTCGCTCTCTGGTCTGAGAACAAAAGGGCGTGCGACGCCACCGGCGTCAACAACTTCGCAGCCATGCAGCAGCTCGCACTCTCCTCGTGGCTGGTCAGCGGCGACGTGTTCGCCGTCGTGAAGCAGTACGAGCCGACGCCGCTCACGCCCTACTCGCTACGCCTGCACCTGATCGAGGCCGACCGAGTCGCCACGCCAACGACCTCCGGCATCATCACCCCGATGCTGCTGACCACCGGCAAGGCGGCCAACGGCAACACCATCTACGACGGCGTCGAGGTGAACGACGACGGCCAGATCGAGGCGTACCACATCCGCAGCACCTACCCCTTCGAGCTCGGCAGCACGACGACAACGTGGGCCCGTGTTCAGGCATACGGCGAGCGGACTGGCCTGCCGAACATCCTGCACGTCATGGAGAGCGAGCGCCCGGATCAATACCGCGGCGTCAGCTATCTCGCGCAGGTCATCGAGCCCCTGCTCCAGCTTCGCCGCTACACCGAGAGCGAGCTGACTGCGGCGGTCGTCGAGTCGTTTTTCACGGCCTTCATCAAGACCGAGGCGGGCGCCGGCGACAACCCGTTCAACGAGGTCGGGAGCAGCCTGCCGGAGGTGAGCCGAGATCCTAATGAGTACGAGATGGGCCCCGGCCAGATCAACATCATGGAGCCCGGCGAGGACGTGACCTTTGCAGACCCCAAGCGGCCGGCCAGCGGCTTCAACACATTCCTGCGCGCCATCTGTGAACAGGTGGGCGCGGCACTCGAGATCCCGGCCGACCTTCTGCTCAAGAGCTTCAACAGCTCGTATAGCGCCAGCCGCGCCGCCCTAATGGAGGCGTGGAAGGCGTTCCGCATGAGGCGCAAGTGGTTTGTCGATGACTTCTGCGCGCCGGTATATGAGATCTGGCTCTCTGAAGCCGTCGCCCGCGGCCACATCAGCGCCCCGGGCTTCTTCGCAGATCCGGCGATCCGCGCCGCATACCTCGGCGCCGAGTGGATCGGCCCCTCTCAGGGACAGCTCGACCCGACGAAGGAGATCACGGCCGAGATCCTCGCCATCGGCGAAGGCATCACGACCAGAGAGCAGGCGACCATCCGACTCAACGGCGGTCAGTGGGACGCCAACGTCGACCAGCTCACTCGGGAAAACGAGAAGCTGCGCGCAGCGCAGGGGCAGGTCGACCAGAGCACAGCGGCCAGCGGCACGATCTCCGCAGCTCTGCGGGAGGCAATCGTCGCCGAGGCCATCAAAAGCATCAAGGAAGGAGACAAGCATGAGAACGCATAACACTCCCCGGCTCTGCGCCGGGCCTCAGACTGCGGGCACGCCGATCAAGTTCTGGAACGTCGCCAGCATCGGCGACGACGAGGGCGAGATCACCCTCTACGGCGACGTCGTGAGCCGTCAGCCTGTGGACTGGTGGACGGGCGAGCCCGAGCCCGGCCTCTACATCGCGCCCGAGAGCTTCATGGAGGATCTCGCGGCCGTCAAGGGCAAGAGCAACATCACCATCAAGATCAATAGCTGCGGCGGCGACCTCTACACCGGCATCGCCATCCACAACGCCATCAAGGGCCTGACCGGCCACAAGGTCGTCGTCGTGGAAGGCATCGCGGCCAGCGCGGCCAGTGTCATCGCCTGCGCAGGTGACGAGGTGCAGGTCTATCCCGGCAGCATGGTGATGATCCACGGCGTCGCCGGGCTGCTCTACGACTACTACACCCTCGCAGACCTGAAGAAGCTCCAGAAGGACTTCGACGCGAGCGAGCGGGCCATCGCGGAGATCTACCACGCCAAGACCGGCCTCGAGGTCGACCAGCTCCGCAGCATGATGACCCGCGAGACGTGGATGGTCGGGCAGGAGGCCATTGACAACGGCTTTGCCGACACCCTGCTCACAGACGAAGGCCCCGACGTCGCCCTGAGCGCCGACAAGAAGGTGCTCCTCGTCGCCGGCATCCGGCACGACGTCAAGGGCTTCAGACACATCCCGGGGACGATCCCCATCGACAACAGCATCCACGCCGCCCCTGCGGCTGGAAATAAACACGCGGCCGCCAAGAACGACGGCCCCAAGAAGGAGGACAACAAGACCATGACCCTCGAAGAAATGAGAGCACAGCACCCCGACGTCGTGGCTCAGATCGAGCAGCAGGCGGCCGAAACTGCCAGAACGCAGGAGCGCGCCCGCATCGAGGCCATCGACAGCATCGCCGCAAGTGTGGGCGACGCGCAGCTCGTCAGGGACGCCAAGTACGGCGAGACCCCCTGCACCGCTGAGCAGCTCGCGCTCAAGGCTATGCAGAAGCAGGCGGCCCTCGGTGCCAAGCACCTGAAGGACGCCAAGGCTGACAACGACGAGTCCGGCGCTGCCGGCGTCGGCGCTGCCCCTAACGGCGGCGAGGAAGGCAGCGAAAGCGACGACAAGGCAAAGGTGGACGCCATCGTCGGCCTCTACAACTCCACCAAGTCTCAGAACGGAGGTAAGAAGTAATGAGCAAGAGACTGGACGAAAACCTCGGCAGCGTCGGCTATGATGGCCTGATCGTTGCCAACGAGCCCGTAGCTGACGTGTTCACCGTGACCATCCGCAAGGAGGCCACCGCCGCAGCTACCTATAAGCGCGGCACCGTGCTGGCCCTGTCTGCCGGCACCGCCGGCGACGGCAAGCTGGTGATCCTCGGCTCCACCGCGACCACCAACGAAACCCTGACCGCCAACTGCATCCTCGCCGAGGACGTGGAAGTCGGCACCACCACGGACGTGACCGTGCTGGCCTACCGCACCGGCCACTTCGCCCGCAACAAGCTGGCCGTCGCAAGCGGCTACACCCTGAAGGCGACCGACGAGGAGGAGCTGCGCAAGGCCGGCATCCTGCTCTCCGACGCCATCGAATACTAAGAGAAGGAGGACAACAAAATGCCTTTTAACTTCTACGACACCCACACGCTGCTCATGGCCGTGCAGCAGCTCACCCCTGCTGCGACCTTCCTGCGTGACCGCTACTTCCCCACCAACGACGCGAGCGACATCTTCGCCACCGACGACGTGCTCGTCGAGTTCCGTGACGGCAGCAAGAAGCTGGCGCCCTTCGTGGCCCCTCGCAAGGGCGGCGTCACCGTCCTGCGCGCCGGCTACAATATGGAACGCTACACCCCGCCCTTCGTGGCTCCTCGTCGCGTCCTGACCCTCGACGAGCTGCGCAAGCGTGGCTTCGGCGAGGCTCTCTACTCTCAGCTCACCCCTGAGCAGCGCCAGCAGACCCTCATCCTGCGCGACGCTGACGAGCTGGGCGAGCTCATCACCAACCGCGAAGAAGCAATGGCCGCCGAGACCATGCTGACCAACGGCTGCGTGATGAAGCACATCGCCGACGACGTCGACAAGGCCGACGAGATGGAGATCCGTTTCTACTCCGAGGCCAGCAACCCCGCGACCTACACCCCGACGGCCAAGTGGGACGCCACCGGCGGCAAGATCCTGAAGGATCTGGAGGCCATGATCCGTATGCTGACCAAGCGCGGCCTCCGCGCTTCTGATCTGGTCTGCTCCCCGGACGTGGCTGACACCATCATCAACGACGCAGCCGTGCAGAAGCTCCTCGACAACCGCCGCATCGAGATCGGCAAAGTGGAGCCTGAGCTGCTGCCTGACGGCGCTGCCATCGTGGCCCATCTGAACGTCCTCGGCCGCATCATCAGCGTCATCTCCTACGACCTGACCTACACCGACGACGAGGGCAACGACAAGCTCTACATCCCGTCCGGCAAGTGCGTCCTCACCGCTCCCGGCGCTGGCCACACCGCCTACGGCGCCGTCTCTCAGGTCGAGCAGAGCGACGGCGAGTTCCACACCTACACCGGCCGCCGCGTGCCGAAGTATGTGAGCAGCGCCGAAGGCAACAGCCGCACGCTGACCATCTCCAGCCGCCCGCTGATGATCCCCAACAACAAGAACCCGTTCATCGTTGCGGACGTCCTGACGGACTGAGCGCAGCAGAAAGGAGCAGAGCATGATCCAAATCATCAAGGGCACCTTCGGCTACTATAACGGCCGCAAGGTGATCCCCATCACCGAAGCAGACGGCCCTCAGAAGTTCGACGACGAGCTGGAGGCCCGTCTGGTGAAGGAAGGCGTCGCCAAGTACATCGGCGAGCTGGGCGAGACTGCCGAGCAGCACGCACCCGCTCCCGGCGACGACGCCGACGAGCCTGCCAGCGCCAACACCGCGGCCGACGAGGCCCCTGAGTACAACGAGGACATGAAGCTCGACGAGCTGAAGGAAGTGGCCACGCGCTATGGCGTGGACGCCTCTGCTATGCGCAAGAAGGCCGACGTCATCGCTGCCATCGAGGCCATCAAGGCCGAGCAGCCTGATGACGGCGCCGACGACGAGGAGCCCCCTCAGATCGGCGCCGCCGATCCCGTCTGATGGCATTCAGCTTCAAGGCGATGATCGAGGCTGACCGTCGGCGCACGTTTCTCAATCTCGACGAGTTCGGTGAGAAGCACACCGTCGAAGGCAGAGCCATCGCCGCCGTGCTGGACGACAATGCCCTGAAGGAACGCCAAGGGGGGCAAGAGCTGAGCGTCGCGGAGTCCTCTCTGCTGCTTTACGCAGCGGTCGAGGATCTGCCCGCTCGGCGCCCGGCGGGCGAAGGGCTCAACGTCGACGGCCGCGAGTACATCGTCAACGACTGGAGCGAGGACATGGGGATCGCCACCGTGGCCCTCGGCCAGACTGTCACCATGTAGGAGGTGCCCCATGTCCATCGTCAACAGCATCGAAACCGTCCGGGACTGGCTGACCGCCGAGGTCTGCCCTCTGGTCAAGCTGAAGCTCCCCGGCGACAACGCAACGGACGCCTCCTACCCATACAAGCTGGTAAACCCGGCCGCGTTCTCGCTTTTCGTACCATCGAAGGACAGGACGCCCCCGAACATCGCCGCGCCGATCCCGTCGGTCTGCGTGCAGATCGTTCAGGGCGACGACGACCTGCTCCAGAGTGCCCGAGACATCAAGATCCGGCTCTGCTTCTCAGCGTGGGATCCCGGCTACCACGGGCCCGACATCTTCAAGCCGAAGGGCGACGGCAGCGGCACCTACATCCAGCAATACAACGAGGCGGCGGCCTCCTACTTCGTGAAGAACGGAGAGGGCTGGCGTGACGCATGGAATTTTGTGGACACAGCCCTCCGACGGATCGAAAACGCCGAGTACCTCGGCGACCTCCGCGTCATCAAAGAGGAAGGCATCTCCTTCGGCCCCGTCGCCGAGCAAGACGCCGTCCCCGACTTTTACCCGTACTGGTTTGCGTGGGCTGAGTTCTCCGTCGAGGAGGCGCTGACCCGCAACCCGGAAAGCTACCAACACCTGCTTTAAGGGCGGCCCTGTGGCTGCCCTAATTTCATGCAAAGGAGGATAAGCAGATGGCAAACGAATACCTCTACGGCGCCTACGGCCACATCGGCGAAACTGTGGCACAGAGCGCCGTGCAGGCGGGCACCACGCCGGTCTATATCGGCACGGCACCCGTCAACCTCGTGCGCGGCTTCGGCAAAGCCGGCGTCATCAACGCGCCGATCAAGATCACCAGTCTGGTCGACGCGCAGAAGAAGCTCGGCTACGCGGCCGACTGGGGCACCTTTACCCTGTGCGAGGTTATGTACGCACATTTCAACAACACCCTCGGGAACATCGGCCCGATCTACGTCATCAACGTGCTCGACCCCTCTGAGGGAAAGCACCGCAAGGAGGAGGCCACCACCAAGACCCTCGCCTTCACCGGCGGCCGTGCCGAGTTCGCCAGCAGCACGATCATCCTCGACACGCTGACCATCGCAAAGGCGACCAGCGGCAACTACGTCGAGGGCTCTGACTACGCCGTGGACTACAACTTTACCAAGGGCACGGTCATCATCACCAGCCTGAAGGACGACGCGCAGCTCACCGGCAACCTGACGGCCACCTTCTACGAGGTGGACGACAGCGTCGAGGACAGCGACATCATCGGCGGCGTCACCTCCTCCGGCGAATACAGCGGCCTGAGCGCGATCACGCTGCTCTATCCCGAGCAGTTCGCGGTCTGCAATCTGATCGCGGCCCCCGGCTGGAGCCACAGTCCTGCCGTCTATAATGCTATGCTGACGGCCAGCCAGAAGATCAACGGCCACTGGGACGCCTTCGTCGTGGCTGACCTGCCCCTCGTGGACAGCACCGCGCAGGCGGTCGACACGATCACCAAGGCAATCGCATGGAAGAAGGCCAACGCCTTCACCGGCGAGCGCTCCAAGGTCTACTGGCCGCAGGGCGTGGACAATCTCGGCAACGTGTACCACCTGAGCACGATGGCCGTGGTCGAGCTCATGCGCGCCGACTTCAGCCACAACAGCGTCCCGATGGAGACCTGCGGCAACAAGGCTATCCCCATCATCAAGCAGTATTTCGGCGCCAACGCCAACAACCGCGGCTTCGACCAGCAGACCGGCAAGGAGCTGACGCAGAACGGCATCAGCACCGCCGTCGCGTGGGGCGGCGAGTGGGTACTGTGGGGCGACCATACCGCCGCCTATACCTATGGCGCAGACGTGGATCCCCGCGCGATCTTCGACGTCTCCATGCGGATGCTCATGCACATCACCAACAGTTTCCAGCGCGAGTGGAGCCCTGAGATTGACAGCCCCATGACCCGGGCTCTGAAGGATCGCATCATCAACCGCGAGCAGGAAAAGCTCGACGGTTATGTGAGCATGGGCGCCCTGCTGGGCGAGCCTGTGATCCTGTTCCTCGAGAGCGAGAACAGCACCACCGACGTGATGAATGGCGACTTTCGCTGGGACATCGCCGTCACCCCGACCCCGCCCCTCAAGTCTGCGAGCGTCTACGTCGCATACACCGACGCGGGCTTCTCTGTCTACTACGAAGGAGGTGACGAGTAATGGCAAACCTGTGGCTCGACCTGAAGGGCCCTATCCTCGCCGACACCGTCTACATCGGCGGCACCCTTGTCGCCAAAGACGTGACCATCTCGCTGCCGGCCGTCACTCCCGTGACCGCTGACTTCAAGGCTATGGGAACCTACACCGCCCCCATCCTCGGCCAGATCGAGGCTATGGAGGCGTCCATCACCAAGATCGGCATCGACCTCGGCCTGCGGAACATGATGAAGCTCGAGAGCAAGACCATCGAGATCCGCTGGGCTCAGGACGTCAAGCAGGCCGACGGCTCCACAAAGACCGAAGGCTGCAAGGCGTTCCTCCGCTGCGTCTCTAAGGGCATCCCGGGGCTCTCCGTGGATCCCGGCAACACCAGCGAGAACGAGGCCACGTTTGCCGTGAGCCGCTACCAGCTCTACGTCGGCGGCGCTGAATACTGGCTGATCGACCAGCTCAACACGATCCTGCGCGTCGGCGGCGTCGACTACGCCAAGGACATCCGCAGCCTACTGTAACCTGAAGGGCGCCGCGCCTATGCGGCGCCCTCTGTTTATCGAAAGGAGACGCACCCAATGAAGAACACCATCAAGCTCGACAACCCTGTGCAGATCAACGGCAAGAGCTACAACGAGCTGACCTATGACATCAGCGAGATCACCGCACAGGCGTTTGCTGAAGCTGACGCCAGAAAGCTGAGCGCCAGCGGCTCCAAGAATGGCAACGCAGCCGGCGCGGCCGAGCTGGACTACGGCCTGCACCTCTACCTCGGCTTCGCTGCCGTCATCGCGGTCAACCCTGAGATCGACATCTCCGACCTCGAGCGCGTCCGCGGCTACGACGTTATGAAGATTATGAGGATCGGCCGGGATTTTATTTCCGGGAAGTCGGAGGAACCCTACACCCCCGACAGCTCCGACGCGCAATCCGAGACTACGCCAGAGCCTTCCACACATCAACGCGAGACCTCGGAGAGCGAAGGCTGACCGACTTCCTGACCGAATACGGGGAGGCCGTCGAGGAGGCCAAGCGGCTCCAAGCGAGCCGGCCGACTCGTGCGGCCAGCTTTAAGAAACCACACATCAGAAGGAGGTGACGCACATGGCAAACGGAAAAACGATGCAGGCGGTCGTCAATCTGGCTGGCAGCATCGACCCATCACTCGGCAAAGCCATCGAACAGGCTCAGAAGAAAATCAGCGGCCTGAACGTGAAGGCGCTGGCCGTTGGTGCAGCCGTGGGCGGCATCGCTGTGGCGACAGGCAAGGCAGTCGTCGAGGCTGGAAAGTACATGAAGGATCTCGGCGCGTCCTTCGATGACGCTGCTGATGCTATCCGCATCGGAACCGGCGCCACCGGCGACGCGCTGGATGGGCTTCTGGATGACTTCGACGCCGTCTATAAGAGCGTCCCGACCACAATGGAGGACGCCAGCAAGGCGATCGCAGACTACAACACCCGCCTCGGCCTCACCGGCCCGCAACTTCAGGAGATCTCCAAGCAGGCCATCCAAGTGAGCGATATGCTCGGGGACGACCTCGGCAGCGTGATCGAGGAGTCGAGCCAAGCCTTCCAGCAGTGGAACATCGACGCCGACGACATGGGCGGCGCTATGGACTACATCTTTAAGGTCAGCCAGAGCACGGGCATGGGCTTCACGGATCTGATGGCAGATATGCAGAAGTTCGGCCCGCAGCTTCAGGAGATGGGCTACTCCTTCGAGACGGCGAGTGCCCTGATGGGCCAGCTCGACAAGGCCGGCGTAAACACCGACGAAGTGCTCGGCGCTATGAAAAAGAGCGTCGCCACACTCGCCAAGGAGGGCATCAGCGCCAGCGACGGGCTCGCCATGTACTACGAAAAGATCAAAAACGCCGGGACGGCCGCAGAGGCCGCCAGCATCGCGTCGGAGATCTTCGGCACAAGGGCAGGCTCTACGATGGCCGCAGCAATCCGAGACGGCTCTCTGGCCGTCGCAGACCTGACGGCTGAGCTGCAAGAAAACGGCGAGACAATCGCCGGCGCAGCTGATGACACCTACGACTTCGCCGAGCGGCTTCAGGTTATGAAGCAGGGGCTCGAAGTGGCCCTCAAGCCTATGGCGAACACTGTGTTCGACGGGCTCAACAAGTTCATGCCGACCCTGCAAAAACTGATGGAGCAGATCACTCCGGCCATCTCCAAGGCGGTCGAGGCTGCGGCCCCGTTTGTCGACGAGTTCCTGACCGGCGCGGCCGACGCCCTCGAGGACGTTCTGCCCCTGATCTCTCAGCTCGCGGCCGACCTTCTGCCAGTTCTGACGCAGCTAATGAGCACTCTGCTCCCGCCGCTTCTCAACCTCGTGCAGACGCTCCTCCCGCCACTCATGCAGATCGTCTCCGCGATCCTGCCGCCTATTGCCAGCCTGCTTGCCACCGTGCTCCCTATCATCACGCAGATCGTCAGCGCCGTGCTGCCTGTGCTGGTGAGCATCATCTCGAGCCTGCTGCCGGTCATCACCCCGCTGCTGGAAGTGGCTCTGCAAATCGTCAACAGCGTCATCATGCCGCTGCTTGATCCCCTGATGCAGCTCGTTCAGGCACTACTCCCACCGATCCTGAGCCTGATCGGCGCCATCACCCCACTGCTGACTCCGCTGCTGTCTATTCTGGAACCCATCGCCAGCGTGCTCGGCACGATTGTCGGCTGGGTATCGAAGATCGTCAGCTTCGGCTCCGGCGTCATCTCCAAGATCGCCGGCCTGTTCGGAGGTGGAGGCGGCAGCACGTCTGTCTCTGGCTATGCGACCGGCGGCTTCACAAGAGGGCCGTCCATCGCCGGCGAGGATCCACGCTACCCGACCGAGGCGGTCATCAGTTTCAACCCTGCATACCGTTCACAAAACCTGTCCTACTGGGCAGAGGCGGGCCGGATGCTCGGGGCATCTGACGGCGAAAGCGACTACGAGCTGCTCAGCGGCGGCTCCGGCACTGCCGTGGTCTACGACCTGAGTGGCCTGTCCTTCTCTCCGCAGATCAAGGTCGAGGGCGACACTGACGAGGACGCACTGATCCGAAAGCTCCGCGACCTCGAGCCGGAGTTCATCGACTTCATTCTCGAGGCACTCAGCAGAAGGGAGGGCGGCGCCTATGTCACAGCAGACAGTCGGCTTTATTGATTATGTGGCGCAGGGCGGCGACACCTTCGACAGCATCGCGCTCGTCGCCTATAACGAGGAGCGCATGGCGAGCACCATCATCGAGGCCAACCCCGACCTCAGCGACGTGCTGATCTTCGAGGGCGGCGAGGCTGTGCGGATCCCGATCGTCGAGACCGTGGAGACGCCGGAGACCCTGCCGCCGTGGAGGAGGTGACGCCGTGAAGATCCTATACGAAGGCGTCGACATCTACCCGGACATCAGCGTCCACCGCTGCTATCACGATATGTACGCCGAAAAGCAGAGCGACGAGCTGCTGCTCAAGCTCAACGACACCCGCGAGCTGTGGGACTCGTGGAACCCCAAGAAGGGCGACACCATCGCAATCGAGGACGGCGCTGCCAAGACGGGCAAAATGTTCGTCGAGAGCGTCGTCCCCGAGTCCGGCATCATCACCCTGCGGGCCTATTCCATCCCGCAGTCTGCGAAGGATAAGCGGAGCAAATCGTGGGAAAAGGTCAAGTTCCTGCAACTGGCTCAGGAGATCGCCGGCCGCCACAGCCTGACGCTCGAGACCTACGGGATCACCGACCAGACCTACGACTACGTCGAGCAGAACAACCTCGCAGACTTCGCATTTTTTCAAAACCGCTGCACCCTCGAGGGCGCGGCGTTTCTGGTGTATGACGGCAAGCTGGTCGTCTACGACGAGGCGTACATGGAAAGCCAGCAGCCAGTCGACACCATCACCATCACCCCGGCCAATGACTTCGAGTACCGCGACGAGGGCACCAACGCCTACGGCTCGGCCGAAGCCGTCAACGGCGGCCTGACCGGCACCTTCGCAGCCCCGAACGGCGGCGACAAGGTGCTGCGCCGGATCCTGCCATTCCGCATGACCGACCAGAGCGAGGCCGACCGCTTCGCCAAGGGCCTCCTCCGGGACGCCAACAAAAACGCGACTGTCGGCACCCTCTGGACGGGCTCGCTGCTGCGAGACTATGCGGCGGGATCTGTGGTCACGCTGGCGACCGAGGGCGTTAAGTCGTGGGACGGCACAGCCTTCATCAGCCGGATCCGGCACGACTACGTCAAGACGCGGAGCAAGCTATACCTCCGCAAGCCACTGGAGGGATATTGATGAACAGCAACAACCAAATGATCCAGAAGGGCAAGATCTCCAGCGTGGAGGGAAAGGCCGACAGGAACGGCGACAAAACCACGGCCAGAGTGCTCCCGAGCACAGCCGACAGCATGGTCACGCGACCGCTGACGATCCCGTGGTATCTGCGCGGGGAAATGGGAAACCTGACCCCCGGCACAGAAGTCGCCTACGCCATGTTCGAGGACGGCACCGGCATCATCCTCTCCCGCATGGACGGAGAGTGGGACGGCATCGTCCCGGGTGACATCACCGTCAAGAAGGGCGCACTCACGATGCAGGACAAGGGCATCAGCGTCCCGTCGGCAGACGTGACCGCCACGGGCATCAGCCTGACCGGCCACACCCACACCGACAGCATGGGAGGCGGCACTTCTGGCCCACAGTAAGGAGGGATAGACATGGCCGTCATGGCATCATGGAACGGCAAGACGTGGGGCGTCTCCAGCCAGAGGATCGCCGCCCTGAATGGCGTCTCTCACAGCGTCGAGCTCGACACGGAAAACAGCGACGACAAAGCCGGATCCCCGGCGACCAAGACCAAGGCGCTCAAGCTGCAAAGCATGAGCTTCGACTTCGATCTGGCCGCCGCGGTCGGCTGCGACGTGCGCAGCGAGTACGAGTCGTGGACGGCGCTGGTCGGGCAGTATGCCCCCTTCTATCTGGCCGGCCGGCGCTTCGGCCCGGCCAACCTTCAGCTCACAGGCGTGAGCCTATCAGACACCAAGCTGGACAACCTCGGCAGGATCCTGACCGGCAAGATCACGATCAAGTTGACAGAGTACGCCGAGGAGGCCAGCAGCAAAAAGGCCAGTTCTGGAAAATCCAGCAGTAGCGGCAAGAGCGGCAGCAGCTCCAAGTCGGCGGCGGGCATCGCCACCTACAAGGAGCTCGGCATCAGCTCCTCGGCTGTGAACGTCGGAGCCTCCAGCAGCGCCAAAGCATCCAAAAAGCCAACCAATGCGCAGCTCAAGTAAAGCGAGGTGATCCCAATGAAAGCATCTGGCAACGGAGCGCCCGAGATCTGTGTGCAGAACCTCCTCAAGACCATCCGCGGGGAGGTGCCCTATGAGCGCATCAAAGGGATCGACCGCACGCTGATCGACAAGCCGAGCGAAACCGCTGCGACCGATCTGGCCGCCGACGTGGAGTTCCTCGTGGAAACCTACGAGCCCCGCGTGCAGCTCAGTGACTCCGACCTGAAGGCTATGACCGCTCAGGCCGGCGACTTCGAGCTGCGGGCCAGCATCGACAACATCACATGAAGGAGGTGAACAGCGTGAGCGACGCGACAAACACCTACGGCGAGGACATCAAACTCACCACGACAGACGCGAGCACCCTATACAAGACCATCATCAGCGAGCTCGAAAAGGGCGCCGGCGAGCCGCTC